CTATCCCGTCAGCTTCCCGATGGCTTCGTAGTGGTGGAGTCGGCCGCGGACCATGTGTGCCTCGATGCTGCCCTCGACGTCGAACTGGCGTCCCTGCCACGTGATGCGGAGGTACGGGTCGTCCGGGTCGAAGTTCGCGGTCTTGGACATGGAGACCTGGTACCGCTGCACGACGGTCAGGCTGCCTTCGCCGATCTTCTGGTCGGTGTTCAAGGGCCACACGTCCGCGGGGACAGTCTGCTCGATCCATTCGTACTCGTCGTTGCCGTGGGCGTCCTCCCCGACCTTGACCGAGGTCGCCAGCGTCACGGTGTCATGGAAGATCACCCGGCCGCCTTCTTTCGGTACCTGTTGAGGACGAACAACTCCGCGAGGGTCCAGCCGTTGAAGCCGCCGTCGACTGTCACCGATCCGACGGTGGTGCCGAGTTGTTCGGGGTTGGCGACCAGGCGGGCGGTCGCGGTGATGATGACTGCCTCGATGTCGGGGTTCGGTTCCCCACCCTCGAATCCGACGCCGCGGGTGTAGGCGCGGGCCATCGCCGTGATGATGGGGACGTGCTGGCCGGCCAGGGCGACGAGTTCGGTGTCGCCACCCTGGCCGAGGAACGCGGCGATGTCTACGCCGGTCAGTGCCGGCATTACGGGGTTTCCGGTCCGAGGACTGCGACCGCTTCGGGGTGCAGCAGGCCGAGGTCGTAGCGGGTGACCACTCGCAGGCCAACCTGGTCGTATTCGGCGTACCGCTCGTTGAGGACGGTGACCGAGGGTGCAACGTCACGGGCGACTGCGACGGTCGACATGTCCGCGAGGACCGCGGTGCCGGCCGCGAGCTTGTTGGTGACGGTGGCAGGGATACCGAAGATCGTGGTGCCGGACTCTCGGGTCGGATCAGGCTCGAGGAGGTAGCGGTTCGACGTCGATGACTCCTTCACCTTGCGCAGGGCAGCGAAGTCCGCGCCGGAGATGAACCACCGATTGGGCGTGATCTCCTTCGCATTGAGAGAGGCGATGGCGTCGAGCATCGAGTCGGCGTCGGTCGGGTCGAACGTGCCGGTGGTGACGCCGGCCTGCTGGGTGAGGCCGGTGATGGTGTCGGCGGTGCCGGTGCCCTTGAGGAGGGCGTCGTCGAGGGCGTCGGAAACATCTTTGACGAGACGCTGTTTGAGTACGGCGTCGATACCGATCACGGCCTGCCGGACGAGTTCGTTGGTGTAGCGGAGGATGATCTTGATGCTCTTTCGCTCGTTGGGCATCAGGGTCATTTCGTCGAACTCGATCTCGCCGTCGTCGGGAATGAGTGCCCCTTCGGCGACGAAGGTGGGGTTGCTGCCGGAGACGAGTTTGGGGATGCGTAGCTGGCCGGCGGTGTCGAAGATGCGGGGGCCGGAGGCGAGGACGACACTGCCAGCTTCGAGGGGTTGGACGAGCAGGCTGGAGACCTGGTCTGCGAGGAGTTCGGAATTGGTTGCGGTGGTTTCGGCCACGGTGTGCTCCTGGGGAGTTGAAGGGAATGGTCACCTTCGCCACCAGGACGATTCAAGGGGACGTTCACCAGGAACGTCCCCTTGAGCATACCCCTAGGGGGTTTAACCTGATACTGCCTTGCGTGGACTACCACTGCTTGTGCTGACGCTGGAGACAAGCGAGAAGGCTTCCGCGAGGTCTCGGACGTAGGACGAAGCGCTAGTTTCCTCTGCCAATTCCTTGATCTTCGCGTACAGCGCGTCTGCTGCCTCATCCTTCAGTGACATCGAAATTCCTTTCAGCGTTGGCCGCGGAGTAGTGCGGTGAGGTCAACGCTAGCGGTCGACGGGGTTGCGCCTTGGCCGATCTCGCCGGTCACGCGGCGCGCTGCCAGATGCGGCTTGGCGGTGAGTAGTTCGTCGATCGCCGAAGTCAGTGACTCGGTGTCACTGAGATGGTCTTCGTCGAACGGTAGGTCGCTGGCGTCCTGGAGCCGGCCGGTCTGCTCGACAAGGGCGCGGTGCAGGCGGTGGGCGAGTTCGTCGGCACGCTGGGCTCGCTGACGGTACTTGCCGTTCTCTTGGCGCAGCTGCTCGACATAGGACCGCGGGAAGGTGTCAGGCTCCTCGTTTTCGGTGCCGTCACCGGAAACGTCGGGATCGGAGACGGGTTCGGGTTGAACCGCGGTTGCCGGGTCCTGCTGGGACCCCTCGGTGGTGTCGTCGGTCATCTGATCCCCTTCGCTCGCGCTGTTGTCCATGTTTCCTTGATCCCTTCTGCAATAACTGGTTTCGGGGTGCAGGTGCATCCCTTGTGTGTTTGGAATGGGTGTTCTGCCGGCCAGACGCGGCCTTCGCGCCACCACCAGGTGCAGAGTTGGCAGCACCCGGCCGATCGTTGACGCACCCACCCTCGGGTCTTGCCGTCCCGGATCATCGACTGCGAGTAGGACTTGGCGGCGGTCTCCAGCGGTTCGGCCCGACCCAACCGGCCGACGACCGCTTCGGACGCTGCAGTCGACGCGGCAACCTCGATGACCGTGGACGCTGCCTTGGTCAGTCGGTCGAGGTCGTCAGGTGGTGCGGTGTTCACCACCGCGGCTGGTGTTCCCAACTGCGCCATGACTTCGGCGGCGTAGGCCAGGTTCGCCAGTGCGTGGGCCTGCCCATTGGAGACGGTGATCGCGGAGGCAATCCACCGCACACATTCGTCGTGGGTGAGGTTGCCCGACAGGTACGCGGTGTAGGCGGCGATGACCTGTCGTTCGGATCTCTCCGACAAGGCGATGAGGGTGTCGCGGTAGGCCATCAGGACACCAGCTTCCCGAGGTCGACGGCCATCGCGTTCAGGGCGTCACCGCGGCGTGCGGCGGCGATCTCGGCAACCTCGGTGTCGGAGTAGCCGAGTCGCTTGAGCGCGTACGACGCCGGGAGCAGGCCAGCCTGGTGCAGCTTCACCACGGCGTCGGCCTCCTGGGCGATGGAGCGGGTAGCGGCGTCGGCCCACGTCACCCGAACATCAACCAGCTGAGGGTCGGCACCGTCACGGACACCGACAATCAGGCGGGCCACGTCTTCCCACGCTCGCCCGAACGCGGCCTGGCGAGCCTCGGCGCGGGCGGTGAGACTGGCCTCAGCTGCACGTAGGGCATCCGCCGATGCCGGGGTGTCCGACAACTGCCCGATGTAATGAGCCGGGAGTGCAGAGACCGCCATGATCTGACCGAGCAGCACGTCGACCGCCGACTGGTACCCGTCGAGCCTGGCACCCTCGAGCTGACCAAACTTCGCGGTGTCGTTCTCCGAGATCATGGCCCGGTCACCCTCCGGTATGGGGTTGACCGCTTCGCCCTCCTCGTTCTCTTCCAGCTCGATGCCAGTGGCCCACCGTCGCGGCCGGCCCACGAACTCGCTGGTGGTCATCATGTCGACCAAAACCTTGTTGAGCGCGTCGACCAGCGGGCGAAGGTCCTCGATCTCGGACACCCCGTCATCTAGGAGGCGGTCGGAGTTTTTCAGCTGCACAACCGGCACCACGCCGAGCGGGTTCGGAATCTCCTCGACGGTGCGGAAACCCTGCGTGGTGGCCCCGGTCTGCTCTGCCCGCAACCGGATCAGCAGGTCGTCGAGGAACACGGTCGCTTCGGTGGTGGTGGCGGTCTCCCACCTCTTCACCGCTGCCGTGATGCGGCGTGAACCCGGATCGGTGAGCACCCCGACCTGGGTGGCCGATTCGACGGTGACCTTCGGCCGGCCGAACGGGTCGGCCCACACCATCGCGTACGACGACCCGAGTAGTAGGGCTTCGCGGTGGGCGATACCAGACGTTTGGTCGAGATCGTTCCGAATCCAGTCCTCCCAGACGTCCGCGCCAGTGAAGCCGGTGACCCGCAACCTCTCGGCCAACGAGGTCACTGCCAGTCTTGGCAGGTTGGTGGCGAGGCGACCGAACCTGTCACCCAGAGCTTTCCGGGCCTCCGGGGACAGGAAAGCCAACGGCTGAGTGCCGGCGTAGTAGCGGTCGAGGTCAGCGAAACGGGCTGACGGTTCGTCGATCTTCTGCAACAGAGTGGTAAGTAGGTCAGTGTTCATGCTGCGAAACTCCTTGTCTTGGAACGCTTCTTGTGGGTTGCGCGCCAGGTGGCGCGACTATGGGCCATGACCAGGCACGCGGCGAGGTCGATCTTTCGAGCCGACTTTGATCGGCTCGCCTTGCTGAGGCGTATCCCGCGGACGTCCTCGACGATGACCGCGGCGCTGACGTGCTCGGCCAACGTCTTGTCTCCCGAGTGCGTCAGACGGGCGTTCGTGGCCGCCGAGAACAGATCCGTAGTGGCCGCGGTCAGGCGTGCCGGTGAGTGCGGAAACTCGACAACCGGCAGATTCTCCGATTCGAGGATCTGCAACGTCCGTGTCCAACGAAAAGGGTCTGCGACGATCTCCAACACCTTCCAGCGTCGGCACGCATCGCGGATGGTCTGCTCGACCTCAGCCACCGGCACCCGATAGCTCTCATCGTTCGCTGGCCGCTGCCAAACTTTGATCCGGTCGACGTGCGGTTCGGTTCCGACCGATGCCACCAGCAGCGCCGTCGTGTCATCAGAGAACGACCCGTCCAAGGCGATGACGACCTCGGCACCATCCGGCACCGGCTGGCCTGTTGACAGCCCCTCCCACACACCAGCCGGGAGGAATGCGCCATCGGTGTCGGTCGCGAACTGACAGAGACGCGCACGCCGGAACGTCGACTCCCTGGTCTTCGGTGGCAACAAGGCGACCAGAGCGTCACGGTGTAGAAAGTCGTCAAGAGCCGGATTCGCGAGCTCCCAACAATGTCGGCAATCCACTGGGTGATCCTCGAAACCCGCGGCCGAGAACTCCCGCCACACCAAACTCTTGTCATCGGGATGCTCGGCGGCATAATTGCGCAGATCCGCGAGCACCTGATCGTTGACCTTCGGACCAGGCGTGCCGATACACACCAGCGTCGAACGTTCCCTCTTACCCTGAGCCAACGTCAGCACCTCGTAGGCATCCCGGTTCGCCACACCAGCCTCGTCGAGGATCGCCAGCGTGTAGTCCAAACCCTCCAACGACGCCGGAGACGCCGGCAGGCAATGGAAATACGAGTCGGTCGTCGGCCAATACAGCCGATCCTTGAACACCTGCACCCGCGCCGACAACTCGTCGTCCAATTCGACCATTCGGCGGGCAATGTTGAAGACGATGCCGGCCTGGCGCTCGTCGACCGCAACCACCGCGACGACCGAGCCCTCCCCGTCAGTGAAGAACCGATACAGGCCATACGCGGCCACCAACGTCGACTTCCCCTGACCGCGGGGAAGCATCCAACCTGCCGTGCGCGGAGTCACCTCGGCGTCCTCAACCGAACCGATCAGATCCAGCTGCCAATCTCGCAGGCGCAGCGCCTTCTTAGCGTTCGTGCCCTTGGGTACCTTGATGAACTTCTCCGCGAACGACGCGAACCGCTTTGACCCCACTGACCTGGGCCGAAACGGCAGTGGAGAGTCGTCCACCTTCGCCTTCGGACCGGCCTTCACCGATACCCCCCAGGGGTGTGTAACGATCTCTGCGCCTTGCCTTCGGGTTTCGGTCCGCTTACGGTTACCCTATCCCCCCTGGTCACAGGCTTGGTTGTGCCTCTCGCTGCGCCTCTGGTCCGGTTGCAGGGTCCGCATACGACGTCGATGTCTTGGAGGCGGATGGGTTTGCCGGCGTTGTGTCGTCGCCATGCTTCGGGCGAGTGGTCGGCTTGTAGGTCGGTGGTGGTTCCGCAGTCGGTGCAGAACGGCTGGAGTCTGCGGGCTTTCGCTGACAACCGTCGCCACCGGCTGTCGTATCCGCGTTGGTGGGTGGTTTGGTGGTGGGCGTCGAGTCGGTGGTCGGGGCAGCGGGATTCGGGGCTGGGTTCACCGCAGGTGAGACAGGGCTTCACTTGGGGGCCTCGGCTCGGTCGGCGGCGAGGTCGGCGTAGAAGCGGTCGAGGGTCTCGTGGACGGCCAGCAGTTCGTCGGCGTCGTAGTCCAGGAGTCTGCCGAGCAGCTTGTGCAGCCGGTTCTGGGCGCGGACTCGGAGTCGGCGTTCTTCGGCGCGGCCGATGGGTGCTGCGTAGTTGGGCATGTCAGCAGGGCTGGTCATGGTGGTGTTCCTGTCTGTCTAAGAGGTCGTGAATGGTGTCGGCTAGTGCTCTGGCCTCGGTGCTGTTGAGCCAGTGGCCGGCGATGAGGATGCCGTCGCGGGCTGGGTCTCCGACGACGTAGAGGCAGGCGCGGAGACGGGCCATCAGTCGCCAACCTCACGGAGTCGCTCTTGGCGTAGGAGTTCTGCTCGGTCCCAGCGCCTTCCGGCACGGTGGGCTCTGGCTTCGCACGCCTCGAGCCAATCTGTGTACGCGTTCAACACTTCGGCCTCGAGCTCGACCCATGCTGCAAGCTCGGCACAGAGTTCGAGGGACCAGTACGGGTAGCCCGAGAGTTCGAGCAGGCTGCGACGAGCGGAGGCGTCGAGCTTGTCGCGTTCCTCCTGTGTCAGGTTGAACCAGAAGGCCAACCGAGGGTCGTCCTCATGTCTCATGGATTTCTCCTATCGTCCGGTTCGGTCGGCTCGTCCGGTCCGGCCGGTTTGGTCGGAGGGGTTAGGCCGAAGCCTCGGAAGGCAGGGCCGAAGTCGTCCACGCTGTAGCCGCGGGTCCGGTCACCCACTGTTGGCCGAGTGCTGTGGATGTTGTAGTTGCGCGTCAACATGCGACCAAGCCCCTGAGCGGTAAGTGCCTTCTCGAACTTTGATGCGGTACCCCACCTCTGCGGACTGGTGGCAGTGAGACGGGCAAGGAGGTCATCGGTACCAATGAATCGCTCGTCGTCCTGCCAGACTGCACGGATGTCTCGGAGTAGGGTCACGTGCCGCTTCTCGTGTGTAAGTCCCTCTGCCCGTTCGGCTTCCACACGCTTTACGTCGCGCTCGGCCAGGTCGTCAATAACGTCAGGCCACCGGCCACCCGCCGCTTCCGCGACGCGTTTGAGGGGTGACCACCGTTCCCTTGCGCGGCCTTTCACCGGGTCGGGCAACGCGGGGCGGTTTGTGCGGACCTGCTCGCGAACCTCGTCGGCCCATGCGGCGAGTTCCTGGCCCACGCCGCGGGCTTCCTCGTCGATGACTTCCCAGTCGGTTTCCTCGACACGTCCTTCGAGATCGGGGAGCAGGAGTACTCGGATGCACCGGCTCACCGTGTCGTCGGGCAAGTCTGGGCTGTTGCCGGCCATTGCGACGGGCGAGAAGGTAGGCATCTCGGAGACCTTCCAGTCACCTCCCTTCGCGGGGACCAGGACCGGGCGTGTGCCGCCCCGCTTGTACCCGGAGTTGAGGATCGCCATGAGGTCAGCGATGCCGTCCTTGTTCGGATCGAGACTGCGGTCGGCCTCGTCGATCAGCATCGTTCTGATGCCGTTGGCGAGGAGACGAGCCAGCATCGCAGGCGACGACACGGTCGCCATCTGCACCGGCCACACGCAGAGACGCTCGAGGTGTTCGAGGACGGTGGTCTTGCCTGACCCCGGCACCGGACTGTCGATAACAAGCCGCGGGGTCGTGTAGGTCTCCGCGACGAGGTGGGTGTGCGCGGCCCAGAGGGTGAGGAGGTCGAGATCGGCTGGTTCGACGGTGCAGATGTACCGGCCGAGGTGAGCCCGGACGGTTTCTAAGGGGGTCGGATAGAAACTGGCCGGACCGGACGAGCTGGCCGAACTGGACGGACGGGCGAGGATCTCGCGTGCGGTGGCCGAAAGATGAGGTTTCATCGGCACCACCGTCGAGGTGTCAACTGACCGAGGGCGGTGCAGGTCGAGTCGTCGTGGTTCCCAACGCATTCGCAGTGCTGCCAGGGGCAGACCTCTACGACGAGGCCGTGTGTTGGGCACTCGATGATCTGCGGCCAGCGGGGGCCAGTGCACCTGTGTGCCAGCGGGTCGCGGTACCAGGCACCGCAGTCTCCGCACTCGATCGGTGGTAGTCGGAGCGCGGCGTCTCGTCTGCGTCGGCGGGCTGCGCTATCGTCGTAGTAGGAGTGAGCGTTGTGGTTCTGACTTCTGGAGGCGGTTCCGTTGGTGGCGGGGCCGCCTTCGTCGTGAAGGGTCATCTGACCTCCGTCAGTGTGTGGATGTACTGGTCGATTGAATCGCCGGTTACGAAGCTGCGGCGACCGATGTTCACGCGTGTCACCTCTCCGTCCGCGATGAGTTTGTAGAGAGTCGAACGCGAGATTCCTCCCAGCGCGCTTTGCGCGTCAGCGATGGGGACTAGTTGGTTCATGTCACCTCCCTTCTTCTAGGTCGATGTTGTTTTCTTCTGTTACTCAATGGTTTTCGCTATGGAGTTCTCAAGGAACGGTGTCGGCTGGTGTTCGACGGTTGCCGTGAACGTGTGCCGGTGTCATTGACAGCGTGCCCTTTGTGATGTCTCATATCAACAAACCGATGTGTCAAAACAGCGACCGAAAGTTTGAGGCGGCTATGCACCAGCGAGAAACCGGAGATGGCGGACTCATCGAATGGGATGGGTGGGCCGACATCGTGGATATCGGCGGCAACCGTGGAGTTCCGGCCACGTTTAGCTTTTCGCATCCCGGCGGACCGGAACAGCCGGCTTTCAGGTTCGACTTCGGAGTACAGGACGGAATCCCTGTGTGCACCAATGCAACTGTGACGGCCAAAGAAGGAGTCCCGGTGCGCGGACGCGACCTGCGGATCGTTCGGCTCGACGACCTACTTGTGTCGGTCGTGCAAGCTGTCGCGTATCGGCGGGACCCTGACGACCCTCCGGGGCACTGGATGCGGGGCTACGGTCCCGGCGAGGACCTCCGCTACGGGGTAAGCAACCGTCGCGCGGCCGAGCGGGCGTTGGCGAAGCGCCGCAACCGTTCGCCGCGTAACTCGGTGGATTTGGAGTTAGTGGCACGCACATGGCTCGAGGCACCGAAGGACGGGCAGGAGGCTGCGCTTATGGCCGTGTTTGGGAAGTCGCGGTCAACAGTGCAGCGCTACAAGCGACAAGCGGTCGAAGAGGGGTATCTCACCGAGGACGAGGGTCGGCGCAAGTGAGTAAGAACGCGAACGGCGAGGGCAGCATCTACAAGCGGACCCGCAACGGCAAGGTCATCGGCTACGCGGGCGCACTCACCTACCTGGACGAGTCCGAGACGTCCAAGCGTCACACGGTGTACGGGCGTACGAGGGCTGAGGTCCGCGACAAGCTGAAAGCTGCGCGTGAACGCTTGGACGCTGGCGCACCAGTTCGTGACGCGAGCAGGACTGTGGGCGATTGGATGCGGCAGTGGAGGACGACGACGCTCGCAGCGTCAGATCGGAAAGAGTCGACCCGCGATCTGTACAGCAATCTGTCGCGCCGGCACCTCGAGACCGAGCCGTTCGGTGCGACCCGCCTGGACCGGTTGAAGCCGTCCGACATTGAGGGTCTGGTCCTGTCTATGCGTGCGCAGACGAAGGTGCGCGGGGGTGAGACGGTCCGGGCACTGTCGGACTCCACGATTCGGCAGGTGTACACCGTCCTGCGCGCTGGTCTTGATGGCGCGGTGCGTGACGGGCTGCTGGCGGTCAATCCTGCGGCGAAGGTGAAGCGTCCGGGAATTACTCGTCAGGAGGCGAAGCACTTGCCGGCCGATGCTGTGCAGCGGGTGCTGACCGCAGCGTCGTCGTCTCGCTATCACGCGGCGTTGGTGCTGATCGCAGCAACCGGGCTGCGCAAAGGTGAAGCTCTGGGGCTGTCGTGGGACCGGGTTGATCTTGATGCCGGGTCGTTGACGGTGCTTGCGACGCTAGGGCGGATCGGGAACCGGCTGGTGATCTCGGAGCCGAAGACGGCCAGGTCGCGGCGAACGGTGCCGCTGTCCCCTGCTGTCGTCGCGCTCTTGCGGCGGCACCGTGTGGCCCAGGCCGAGGAGCGGTTAAGGGCAGGCGATCAATGGCAGGACTCGGGGCTGGTGTTCACCACCGAGTTCGGTGGCCCTGTCGATCCGCGCAACTTGCTGCGGGTGTTGGAGGTGGCCGCGGCCGGGGCTGGTGTGGACAAGGTGGGTGTCCACACTTTGCGGCATTCCGCGGCGGTGGCGTGGCTGGAGTCGGGGGTGCACATCAAGGCGGTGGCCGATTTGCTCGGGCACTCGTCGATTGCGATTACCGGTGACGTGTACGGCCACACCAGTGATGACACGGCGCGGTCTGCTGTTGCCGGATTATCAGAGGTGCTGGGATTGTGACCGCGTTGCTGTATCGGTTGCTGTACATACCCCCGCTGGGTAGCAGAAAGGCGGCTCCGGATTTCTCCGAAACCGCCTCTGATCTGCTACTTACTCTGTCGGGCTGACAGGATTTGAACCTGCGACCACTTGACCCCCAGTCAAGTGCGCTACCAAACTGCGCCACAGCCCGTTGTCTCTGGACCTCTCGGTCTTTCGACTGCCCACCGGAGCGGGCGGATTAAAGACTAGCCGACGAGTGCTGTTCTGTACCAATCGCCTGGTCAGAGGAGGTGTTCCCCGACTCGTCGGCTGCCGACGGTCAGTTGGTCGAGGAACGCTTCTTGAACCAGATCCAGCCGCCGGTGACGATGAGCGCGCCGACGAGCGAACCGATGATGCCGCTGGCGTGGAGTTCGATGCCGTGACCGGTGATCAGGCTGATCAGCAACCCGCCGATGAAGGAGCCGACGACGCCGGCGACGAGCGCCAGACCCCAGTCGATACTCCACATGTTCTTGCCACCGATGATGAGCTGAGCCAGAGCACCGATGACCATTCCGAAGACGATGATTGCCAAGATGAGCAC